ACCTACAATTGAGCTAGTATAAAATGAATCTTGCGTATGATTATGTCTTGCGTTATGTTTAGCATCTTTTTCGTTATAGACTGTTGAGCTTTTAATCTGATCTTCTGTAAAGTTTACTGTGTGGCCTAGTAGTTCTTGTAATGGATGTGGCTTAGGTCTGTGATAGTAAGTAACGTCATTGTGCGTGTATGATGTGAGATGTTCCTCGTTTCTAAGTCTAAACATAACCCATTTTACAATGTTATATCCTACATCTATTTCTTTAGCTACTTCTAAACAATTCATTTTGCCTTCACCAATAGCATCCATGATTGCATTTTTGTATTGCGTATAATGCAGCTCTGCTTCGTATTTCAACTGACATCCTTAACCTTGCAATGCCATTTCTTTGTCTTAGCATCCATGTGCCATCCATGAACGTGCAGCATAACTCCGCTTTCACGAACCTTGCCTACATTTTCATGGTCAGCTATTTTTTTAATGCGTGCTGACATATTGCTAGCTGTTGTAGTTTGCACTCCTAATATTTGATTAGGCTTTAAAGCTATAATGTCTACAAAACCCCAAAGATCTTGACGTATTCTAGCATAACTATTCCAATGTTCAGTAATCCAGCAAAACCATCCATCCTCTCGTAACATAGCCAAGCTCAATTGCGTAGGGCTAATCTTTGCCATTATCTACTTTCTGGACTTCTCCGGTGGATTTATTAAGTTCGTATTCAGGTAACATATCATCATTGTTAAGTTTTTGTTCATTGATTCGTTGTCTAAAGATACGATCAAAGTTTTCTTCAAACTCTTTACTGTTCATGCGTGATTGTAATAGATCACCTGTAATTGGGTTTTTATCTGGCATTATTCTTCCTCGTTACAAGAATTAACAATATAAATACAAGCTGCTTCAAATGCTACAAAGACTATTGCAAAAGGTAAAAAGCATATACCTATGATACCTACTAAATATTTCATTTTACTTCCAAATGATTGTTTTCAAATAACCAGCCTATAGTGCGCCTGTGAGCTTCTTCCCATAATGCTATTCTATCATGTTTATCTAATGATTTGTCATTATCTATCATGTGGTGGCATTGGTGGCATAATGCTGCAATTCTAAAATCGTTTGCTTTGATGCCAGTTCCTTTGCCATCTCTTAATTGATTACTATGAGCTGCACAAACTGTTCCATCTTCCATTGAACACATCATACATGGAGCTTCTCTAACAACTTCTAATAGTTTTTTATTTCTATAGTTCATGCAAACATCACCTGTTGTGTTTGAACAATCCCACCAGCATCATATCTTTTACTTTCGCCTTTTGGATATTCATTAATAATTGGATATGATAACAATTCTAACATTTGTTTTTTTTGTTGTTTATTTCCACAAAAATATATGTATCTATGTTTTGGTTTAGCTTTAACTATTTCTATATTATTTTCTCTAGCCCACTCTTTAGGCTTTGTTATACCTCTTGATGTTAAAGTTCTTGCGTGAGTTTTTTTACCATTAATAATATATTCATCATCATGTGCTGTTACTGCACCTGTGTATAAAAAATTAGTTGATTGATAAACATAACCAATATGTCCTTGACCACCATCTGCATAAGATACAACCGCCATTGGCTTTGGCAACATAGCTAAACTTCTACCAACAATAAAAGAAGCTGCATTTTTAGTTTTTGTTTCTATACACAATCTATTCAATTCTAAAATTTTATCTTCCCATCCAGCACCAAGCATGTGTTTTTGAACTTGTGGTGTTGGTGTTGGTCCATAAGTTACTACGCCTACTAATATATCATTTTCATACAACCCAAAAGCATATCTAATAATTGGCATACGTTTTGCATAATGTTTTTCTAAAAGCCATGGTTTTGTTTCTTCGCTTTTAATAGGCATTATATTCATTAGTAATCCCATGCCCATCCCATAGTTTGCGCCCATATTTCTATTTGGTGCTGATACTCACCCATTTCGCTAGTAGTTAATTTAGTGCTTGACTTTACTAATTCTATTGCATTACCAGCTATTTCAGTTTGGTATCTTAAAAACTTGTATCCCATAAGTTCATGGATCTTGTCTTTTTCAATACCTAAATGGTTACCAATGCTTGTATAAAGCTCCCATAACCTTTCATTTTGTTCTAGGCTACGATTTGCTTTAGCTTCTACAACTGTGACACGCCAATGTTTAGTCCAATCAAGATTTTTTAGTTTCTCCACTAAGCCGTTTAGATTTGCTTGATTCAAACTCCATTTTAACATGATCGTATCCTTTACTTTTAAATGCTTTACCGTCATTCATAACAGCTCTATATGCTGCACCAGGGAAACCTTTTTGCATAATCTTTAAAAACTTATTAGCACTATTATCATCACTCATGGCGATTCCTTGTATCGTAATCCTTTTTGGTCAAACCAGAAGTTGAAGCTCCCCTCAAACTGAGCATTACGTTGTTTCTGCACGAAGGCTTTAGCATGGGGAATAATCTTTAATTCTTCCGGTGGTGTCTTGCCTTCCTCTACCAATTTTTCTCTAGCTCTATTGCGCCAAACGCAAATTACGTTATCTACAAGGTTTCTAATATGACTTGATCCCATAATGTTTGTAGCATCAGGAATCTCTGTTTCATCTTTCATTTTACGAGTATGAGCTACTAAAAATATGTGAATGTTTAAATCTCTGCATATAACTGCCAATCTATCTACAAACAATTTTTGACGCTCCAAAGATTCTTCGGATATATCTGACATTTTCATTAATGAGTCTATCACAAACACCTCAACTCCCAAAATATGTTTACCATAAAAAAGTGTTGCAAACATATCATCAGATGTGGTAGTGCCTAGCTGGTCGTAAATAAACAATTTATCTTTTGCTCTATCTGTCCAGTGAGTGATGTAAGCATCTGTAGGCTCTGATGAACCTAACGTATTAATTATCATGCGACTGAGAGTTAATACCGGTTTCATCTCCATACTAGCTATCAAACACTTAGTACCTTGTTTCATCATAGATAATACTACTTGGGATAACCAAAGACTTTTACCATGGCCTGACACTCCGGTAAGGCATGTCAATTCCCCCATACGAACTCTAAACTTATCTTCAGTCTTAATCCATCCTAGCGACTTACCTGCATGTATTTCTTCCCCAAAGTATTTAATCAGATCCTCTGAAAACAGATCGGTAGACTTTACCTTGAACTCAGCATGGCTGTATCCATCATTGTAAAACTCTTGTACTGCTGCTTGACTTACTGTGAGTTTATCAATGACTTCGCCAATGTTCATACTCCACCTTCCCAGGCTTTACGCTTAGGAGCAACATCTGCATTAAATCTTTCTTGTCGTAAGTATGTAGCTGGCATAGGTATATATTGTCCGTTATCTTTTTTCCAATCCGTATCAGCCATCATTTTAACATGATTGATAATTTTGTCACCAATTGTTTCAAGATTCTGAGATTCCCATAATTTCATACATCCAGATTTATTTACTTTACGATTACTTGCTGGATACGCTTTCCAAAATAGGTCAAATTTATCCAACACATTATCTTCTCTTATCTTCTCTTCTCTTCTCTTCTCTATCCTAACAGTTGTGTAGTTTTCCTCTAGCCAACCTCTAGTAAGTAACTCACCAACCAATTTCTCAATAAATTCAATAGGATAATGTAATCTAAAAGCAATTTCAAAGTTCTCTGGTAACACTCCATCACTCTCTGATCCAAGACACCATAATTCGACTAAAATAGCTTTTTGTTCAAAACTCAACTTGTGAATTTCAATATTATTGATGTAATCCGTACCATAAAATTTGAACCAAGTCATCTTTTTTTGATACCTAGGATTCTTAGCATTGTATAAATTAAACTTCTCCCAGTTCTTAATCTTTAGCATATTTGTCCTTAAAATAAACATTCTTCATAAAATTCTGACATTGGCACGACTTTTGCTTTAGGTGGCCTAGGCAGAATATGGAGCTTACAATTAGGTCTATTTTCAAGAAACCATTTAGCAGATGCCTTATTACTAAAGGCCCTAAGCGGTTTTCCGTCAAATTCGTCTAATATAATAAAACGTAAGATTTCCATAGCCAAAACACTACCACAAAAAATTACTAGAAGCAAACTAATTTATTACTAACATTTTGTTAAATAATGCTTGACATGGTTAAAAATGTGATTAATATAGGTATTGCAACATTTAACCCTTAGGAGAAATAACATGACAACAATTAGAGTTTATACAAAACAAGATAATTTTAAAGTTGGTGCAATTATTGAAGATGCTATTGTAGAAAATCACGAAATAGTAAACACATGGAATTGGACTTGTTGGGGTGCTGGTAAACAACGTAGGGGTAGGGGAGCTTTTAGAACTGTTGAAGATGCTAAAAAAGCACTTTTAAAAGTTATTGGATATAATGAAAATGACCTTAACTTTGTTGAAATACAAAAGGTGGCTGCGTAAGCAGTCACTTTAACCCTTGGAGAATAACATGAGTATAAAAACAATGATCGTAACAGCAATAGCGTTTTGGTGTTGGGTAGCTTTATGTTTATATGTAATTGGTAAAATAGAAGGAGCAATATAATGGAACGTCATTTAGATTATGATGATTATATAGACGAAATGGAAAGACTTGAACAACAAGAATATGAAGCGCAACATAAATTAGATCAACAAGAGAAACATGATGACTAAATTTACAGTTTGCTTTATGATAATTTTTATAGGATACTTTGTATGGCGAATAATGGCTTAATAGAAATAGCAGAAATATTAAAAGAGTTAAATGACGAACTTAAACTAGATAATGATAAATGGGAGCAAGCAAATGGAAGATCAATTTTACCAGCAAGTGATGCAGGAGTTGCACGAAATGGAAACAACACAACAGGAGATGACAAATGAGTAAATATGAAGAATTGCGTGCTATTAATGTATCTGATTACATGGAAAAGAAAGGTAAGTTTAATTACTTATCCTGGGCGCATGCAGTAGATATTCTTTTACAACAAGATCCAAATGCTACATGGCAATACCATACGCCTTTAGAATTCAACGATACTGTAATGGTATTTTGTTCTGTAATGGCTTTTGGTAAAACCATGACAGCTCAGTTGCCTGTGCTAGACTTTTCTAACAAAGCTATGAAGAACCCAGACGCTATGGCAGTTAATACAGCTATGCAAAGATGTTTAGCTAAAGCAATTGCATTACATGGCTTAGGCTTATATATCTATCAAGGTGAAGATTTACCTGATGTAAGCCCACTAGATACATTAAAAGAAACTTATGCAGATAAGGGCATTGATGCAGCTAGAGTTGTGTACGCTAAAATGTCTAAAGAAGATCGTGAACAATGTGCAGAGTTTGTAGCTACATTAAAGGCGGCATAATATGGAACAAAGATCAGATGAGTGGTTTCAAACTAGATTAGGCAAAGTTACGGCATCCAGAATATCGGATGTCATAGCCAAGACTAAAACAGGTGCGTCTACTAGCCGTTATAACTACCTTATTCAACTTGTATCAGAACGTCTTACAGGCAAAAAAGGTGATAGCGTATTTATTAACCAAGCCATGCAAGATGGTATAGATCGTGAGGAAGTTGCTAAAAATCTATATACGCTAAAACATGGTGATGTAGATGAAGTGGGCTTTATAGATCATCCTACTATTATTATGTCCGGTGCAAGCCCTGATGGAGCTTTACATGGTGTTAATGGTGGCATTGAGATTAAGTGTCCCATAGAAACTACCCATACTAATACGTTAATGACACAATCTATACCTACAAAATATATCCCACAGATGCAATGGCAGATGGCCTGTGCTGGATATGACTTTGTAGACTTTATAAGCTATAATCCTAACTTTCCAGATCATTTACAGTTATTTGTAAAAAGACTTGACAAGGATAGTGGTTACATAGCACAATTAGAAGCTGAAGTAACTGCGTTTATTTCAGAGATTGAACAACAAATTTTAAAACTTAAGGAGCTATAATGGCTGAAGCATTTATACCTAAACCAGGCACTGCAAACTTATTTCCTAATGATAAAAAAGTGGAAGATTGGCACGCAGATTTTACAGGCACTTTAATTACACCAGAAGATATTACACCTAATACTGCATATTGGTTTTATGTATCCAATAGAGTAACTGCACAAGGCAAACCATTTGTAAAAGTAACTTTTGGTAATGTGTTTAAATCAAAAGAAAATTTAACTGAATCTGCTAAGGGTGCAGATGTTGAAGATGACTTGGGAGA